ATTTAGAGTAATTAGAATTATAAAACGATTAAGACATACCGGCGGATCATTAGCAAATCAACAATTTGATCTTCAACCATTCCAGGCTTTCATGATTGCTAATATATTTGGATGGGTAAGAAAGGATGATGGATTGCGAAGATTTAAAAAAGTATACATAGAAACGGCAAAGAAATCTGGCAAGTCTGAATTTATGGCAGCTTTGCAAGTTTACATGGCTTTTTATGATAGGGAAGAAGGCGCTCAAGTTTATACTGCTGCAACCAAAAGGCCACAAGCGGATCACGTTTTTAGACCAGCAAAGATAATGATGCGTAAACTAAGCGAAGAATCGCCAAAGGTCAATTCTATTTGTAGAGTAATGCGAAATGAAATACAAAACAAATCCACAAATAGTTTTATAAAAACTTTGACATCAGATTCAGCTACAGAGGATGGGATGAACGTTCATTGCGGTGTAGCAGATGAATATCATGCACATACATCAGATGCTATTTTAGCCAATATGGAATCTGGCGCAGTATCAAGAGAACAAGCGTTAATCATGATCATCACAACTGCTGGGTTCAATAAAAATGGGCCTTGTTATGAATATCGCAAGAATGTAGTAGAACCATTATTAGATGGAGCATTCGATCTAGAGTCTTTATTCGCCATTATTTTTACGGTAGATGAGGATGATGCTGATAAATTTGACAAGCTAGAGATATCTGATATTAGGAAAGACAACTTACCAGAGTGGGAGAAAGCCAATCCAAACATCGGAATCACTCCCAAATGGCAGCCGCTAATCCAACAAGCAATAGAAGCGAAAAAGAAAGGAGGTCAAGCTATTGTCAATTTCAAGACAAAATCACTTAACATATGGGTAGATAGTGCCAAGCAATGGATATCTAGCAAAGATTGGAATGCTTGCGGCGCAGATTTTAACATTGAAGATTTTAAAGGTCGAAGATGTTATGGCGGGTTGGATTTATCTAAAGTCGAAGATTTGACTGCATTTAGTTTATTATTTATTCCATCTGATGATGAATTTTTAGAATATTATTCAGCAATAGACAGAAATAGACCAAGATTAGACAACGAAGAAATAACTCGTGAAGAATACGATTTACTAATTCCAAACTTAAAATTCCATACACATACATTTTATTACTGTCCGGAGTCAAAAATTAAAGGCACAGATTGGACAGATGGCGTTGATTACCAAAAATGGGTTGATGAAGGCTATATAAAAGCCACAAGCGGAAATGTAATAGATTATGAGTATATCCAGCGAGATATTGAAAAATGCGCTGAGATGTACGATATACAGTATATAGAGTATGATAGATATCTTTCGCATCTATTAGTTCCTAATTTAATAGACAAAGGCATCAATCTTGATCCATTTGGACAAGGATTTGCTAGTATGTCGCAACCTTGCAAGGATTTATTTACTATGGTAAAGGCTGGCAGCATAATCCACAATAATAATCCGATAACGGAATGGCATATCAGAAACGCAATTACAAGCACCGATCCTGCCGGCAACATAAAGATAGATAAACAGAAAGGATCAAATAAGGTCGACGGAGTTGTTGCGATGGTGATGGCGATTGGTGGATATACCAAAGATATAAATGAATACAAGCCAGATACGGCAATAGCTTTACTTGATGGCGAAATACCGATATATGACTAAGGAAAATAATATACGGACAAAAGAAGGATATTTTAGCGAATACTATTCTTTGTATACCGGAGAAAAATACCAATACCAAATATGGATGAAATTGGAATCTAGATTGCTAGAAAAATATGGGATTCAAAAATATAAAAATATAGAATCTTTTAGAATGGCAAAATCAAGATATGAAAAAGAATTAAAAATTTAAATTTTGTTATGTTTTGCATTGCTTTGACTTGTATATTTGCATATAAGCAATTATCAATTTATGGCAAACTTTATATCTAGGCTTTTTTCAAGTAAGTCTAAACCAGTAGAATCAAGATCATTCGTTGATATGGGTTCTTTTGGAGTTCCTAGCATTGGGCCAATGGCGATTGATACTTCTGGAGCATTGAAGATAGATATCGTATATGCTGTGATTAAAGTTATCGCTGAGTCTTTTGCTGCTCTACCTACAAAGATTTACTCTAGAAAAGGGGAAAAGATCACTATAGAGCGTGATCACGACCAATATAACTTATTAAAAGCTAATCCAAGCAGATTATATACATCATACTCATTTAAGAGGTCTATGGCCACTAATTTGATGGTTTTTGGGAATGCATACGCTAAAATCATTAGAAATAATAATGGAAGACCGATTTCGTATAGAATATTAGATTCTAAGAATACGATGCCATTTTTAGTCGAGTATAGCAATGGCGAAGAAGACTTATGGTTTAAGGAGTGGGATTCTGACGAGATAATAAGAGGAGAGGACATGATCCACTGGGCCGATCTAAGCTCAGACCCATGCTTCGGTGTCAGTAGGATCACTAACCATAGTGAGCTACTTGGAATGTCTAAGGCATCCTTAGATTATAGGAATAAATTGTATTCCAATGGTCTTTTGTCGAATGGTGGTAAGTTTGAAGCTACTAAATCATCAATGAATTTTGCCGACCTACAGCATATACAATCAGAACAATTCACACGAGAATCTATATTGGCCTTGTTCCTTACCCCAGCTGGTAAGCTAGGAATGGGTGACTCTAAGTATAATAACTTGGAGAATATGCTAACGGACTTTGATAAGAACGTATTAACGCCATTGTGTGTCTCGTGGGAACAAGAGCATAACCGAAAAATATTCAGGCCTTCAGAGACTAAGACACACTACGTTAAGTGCATCATAGATGCAATCTCAAGAGCAGACCTAGATACTAGATCGCAATATTTTGACAGAGCGATCAAAGGAGGTCAGCTTACAATCAACGAGGTGAGGCGAATGAATGATCTTAATCCAGTAGAAGGAGGTGATGAGATATATATACCAGTCAATAACGTTTGGCCGATGTCAAAAATGGACACCTATATAGAAAGTGTTGCTAACGGAACTAAAAAAAGTACAACTGATGAATAATATAGTAAGTATAGAAAGATTAATCGAACCAAGAGCAGTAGAAGGCTCTGGCAGAAAGTACGAATTTGTGATATCTACAGAAGATGTGGATATGCATAGAACTGTATTTGCCGCTGATGGAATTGATCTTTCTAGGTATGCAAATAATCCAATTGTGACGTTTGGCCATCCAGATTTTAACTCTCAAAACCCAGACGATGTAATTGGCACGAGTGAAATCAGAACAGAAGGAACAAATACAATTGCTATTCTAACATTAGAACCAGAGGGCGATAATCCCATAGCGGATAAAGTAGCGAGAAAAATAGCGAATGGAACTTTAAAAATGGCATCGATCAGAGCAGTGCCAACGGAGGCGGAGTATCAGGAGCGGAACGGCGAAGATATTAAGACGTTCACAAAATGGAGGTTGATAGATTGGGGTGTCGTGAGTCACGGGTCTAATCCAGCGGCGTTAGCGCGTAGCGTAAAAGAGGCCGCAGATTCGCTAATAGTAGAAGAAAAAAAAGAAAATTGTTTGAAGCGAAAGGTTCAGGCGATGGAAATTGAATTATTATAATTTTTTTTAATTTAAAAAACAGATCAATGAGAAGTCTGAATGAATTACTAGAAGCCAGAGAGGCACTAGACAAAAAAACTGCTGATCTTTTGCTTATAGTAAAGGGGTCAGAAACAGTTGAGAAGCGTGAACTTACAGAAGTTGAGGAAACGGAATGGCAAACTTTGAAAGACGAAAAAAGATCGTTGGACAAAAAAATTGAATTAGCGAAAGAAATGGAAGCAGAACAAAGAATCTTAGCAAGAAAAACGGCGCCAAAGCATCCTAAGAAAACACCAGAGCAAAAACTTGCTTCTGATATGTCTGTAGTAAGAGGTATCCAGAATCTTATGGCTAACAAGCCACTAGAAGGTGCTGAAGCAGAAGCACACCAAGAGGCTGTTTCTGAGGCACGTTCAATGGGGCTTAATTTCGCTGGGAACTTCCAAATCCCTTCTGTAGTAGCTAGGGCTAACACAGCTACAGGTGCTACAGCAACTGGTGGAGTATCTCCATTGATCAAAGATGACATTTCTAGCTTCGTGCCTTTTTTAACGCCAAAGTTATTCCTAGAAGAACTAGGTGCGACGATGATGAGAGGACTACAGGGTAATTTCAAGATTCCTATCGGAGATACTCAAAGTTCTGCGACTTGGGCAACTGAGACAGCTACGGCTACAGAGACTACTCCAATATTGAGAGAAGATACTGCAAGTCCTAATAGATTAGCGGCATATAGTAAGTTTTCAAGACAAGCACTACTCCAGCCAGTAATGGCTATCGAGAATATGGTAAGAGAGCAACTACTAGGAGCGGAAGCTAGAGCAGTTCAGCAAGCAGCTATCAATGGTGTTGGTACTGGATCAACTCCAGAAGGTATATTAGTGAATTCAGATGTAAACACAGTGACAACTGGAGGTACGTTAACAAGAGCGCACTTAATTGAAATGAGAAAGTTAATTGATACGGCTAACGCTGATGGAAATAGCTTATGCTTCTTAACTAATCCAGATGTGAGAGCTTATCTTAACAATCTCTTACTTGATGCTGGAAGTGGGCAATTTGTTTGGCCAGCGTCTGAGACTGATATGCTTATGGGTTACAAAGCTGCAACATCTACGTTGATGCCGAATGATCTTACTGTATCAAATTCTGGGATGATATTTGGTGACTGGTCTAAGTTGTGGATAATGAATTGGGGAGGAAGAAGTATCTCTGTTGATCCTTATAGCTCATTAAAAGAAGCACAAGTAGAAGTAGTACTAGATTCTTACTACGATATCAAAGTAGTGCAGCCTAAGGCGTTCTCTATCGCAACGGATATCGCTGCTGGATAGATTTTTATAAATAACTAGCAACATCGTAGCACGATCTGCGGTGTTGCTTTTTTAAAAAAAAAGTAATGGTATATAAAGCGTTAAAAGGGTTGTCTTGCGAACCATACAAATTATCAGTTACTGCTGGAATGGAGTTCGATAATAAAAAAGAAAAACTATCTAAAGAGCTTATAGATAGAGCAATTTCAGAGAAGAAAATTATCCCAGTTGAAATAAAAGCTAAAGCAAAATCTAAAGCTAAACCAAAAACTGAGACAATAAGACCTTTAAAAAAGTATTAATAAATGGCAGCTACAAGTACAGATATATTAAATCCAATAGAACCAGTATCATCCGACTTTATCAAGACGCATATGCGAATTGATACGACTAACGAAGATGACAATATAGATAAGTTTATTAAATGGGCTAGAAAGGCTGTGGAGAAGGATGGAAATATAACACTTGTAGAGAAGTCTGTTAAGATGCAGTACGAGTTCCCAGAATCTAAGTACTATTTAAAATTCGATACGCAAGAAACGGCAGTAGTTACAATGAGTTATACGGATTATGCAGGGCAGATTGTATCGGTTACAGATAGTGTATTACATAATCACTCGCTACCTAATTATGTTACAGCAGACATTCCAGATACGGCTACAGATATCAAAATCGAATACTTAGCGACACCAGTAGAAGACAATCCAATTATAGCAGCAGTAGTTGAGAAGTTAGTAATGTTATTTTCTTATAATGTAAAAGTAAAGAAGGAAGCTGCCCTTGCTTATAATGAGATTATTAATCAAATGGGTGTAAAATTCTTTAATTAGATGAGACAGACACCAGAGCGAGAGATGGACAAGAGGATTGATATCGTACCAATGATTGAGAGTGTGGTAGATGGTCAGGTTTTGAGATCTAAAGGTACTCCAGTAACTAGATGGGCTAATATGTATCAGCAGCTAGGTAAAGAAATGCTTGAGAATGGTAAGACGACTGGAACGGATCGCATATACTGGACATTGAGAAAAGATGCGACATTATTTAATATTACTGGACTAGTCACATATGATAGTAAAGATTATGAGATAACTTCTGTGAGGCAATTAGATAACTATACAATGCAAATTATCTGCTACGTAAAATTCTAAGAGATGGACTATATTGTAAAATACATAACAGAGCAATTGATAGAAGATGGTGTTCCAGCTACTAAGTATATAGTTCCTCAGAATTATGATCTTGCTGCTGCTGATTACCAAGCGGTAACAGTTAATACAATATCTGATGAGGGTGAAGGAACTAAGGATACAGTAGGCCATGAAGATAAAAGTCATACTATACGAATAGATATATTTACAAAGTCTGCGAGCGATAAAGATGTAGTTTACTATCAAGTAATGGATACAATAGTAGCAATTACAACATATAGTATAAGGTATCAAGGTAAAGTAGATTTATATGATGATACTAACGATATGTATCACCAAGTTATTGAGTATCTAGTAAAAGTGAAATAATGGCTAATAC